AAGTATGGATCGATAAACACTCTAATTCTTCCGTTAAGAACACCAGCAAAAGTATTACCAGTATCATCAACAGATAGGTTGTTAGAGTTTAAAGCTGGAGTGTAATCTAATACACCAGCCATTTGAAGAGCAGAAGCGACGTCAGAAGAACATAACATTATGTTCCCTTTACCTCTTCTTGTTCCTCTTGCGATCTCGTTAGCTTCTCTCTCGATTTGGAACATAAGACCTTTGAATTTCTCAACCATCCATCTACCGTTGGAATCGATATCTAAATCGAATGTTCCAGCAGTTGATGTGTTTTGTTGAGCACCAGTAACAGCAACTAGGTTAACTGTTCTGACAATCTCTCTGTTGATCTCTGCTAAGATTTCAGTAGAAAGAATGTTTGCTAATTCTGTCTCTGCGTCAAGACCATGAATTGCTTTAAGGTCTTGTGCTAGTTCCATTGAGTATTCAGCTTTAAGAGCTCTTGACTTAGCTGTAACGGCGATTTTCTCGATTGAGAAAGCCATTTCAGCAAAAGCAGTGTTTCCACTTGAACCTAAAGCCTCTGCTTGAGCAATTGACATACCTTCGGCAAAGTTATAAGAAGTACTATTACCTGATGGTTGAGTACCGTCTTGTGATTGCCCTAAGGTGTTGTTACCAGAACCTGCGACTACAGTTGAATGCTCTGTGTTAGCTTCGTTGTAGAATGCCTCAGTACCAGTCTGGTTTGTATATCTGCTTCTCATAGCAAATATTAAGCCAGTAGGACCAGTCATTGGCTGAACGCCAACTAGGTCGTATGCTACTAAGTTTGGCATTGCTCTACGCACTAAGCTAATTAAAACTGGATCGTAGTTGTCTACGTTTGAACCAGTAGCATTAGTTGGAGCAGCCTCTAATAAAGATGCAGGGCCAAAACCTTGCTCTTCTCTCAAAGACTTCTCAGTGTTTTCCAAACATACTGCTGTAACTGATTTCTTGTGACTATCTGAAATTTCAGGTAAGTCAGCGTGCTCAATTATCGGCTGCCATTTGGACTGTAGTTCTTCGTATTGGTATTGCATGATAGCTCCTTATTTTACCTAACGTTATTTTCTAACAGTTCGCGATATAGCGTCTGCATAATTGGCTATAGAACCTGTTAACTTAGGTTGAGTTTCCTCATCTAATTCAACTGGATCTTGGTCTTCAACATCTGCTGAAGCCCCAGCCGCCTTGTTGTCGAAATATGATTCTTTCAAAGTGTTTAATTTCTTTTCAAAATCTTCGACGTTATCATAATCAAGTCCTTCCGATAGAGCACGGAGTTTTTCAATTTGTGTTTCTGCTAAACCATCAGATGCTTCAGCAAAAATGTTTTGTACTTGAGCCTCGACTAAGTCGTTGCCAAGTTGAATCTTAGAAGATGTTTCTTCTTCTAACTTTCCTTCTAATTCTTCGATTCTGTTTTGAAGGTCTGTGAGAATATCTGAATCAGCTTCTTCTGGAATCACTACATTGTGTGCTTCCATTAAGCCTTTTAAGCCTGACATAAAAGATTCTGCTACTTCTACTTTAAGAGAAGACTCTATAGCAACTTTGTTTTCTTCCATCCATTGCTCGCTTAGGTAGTTGATGTACTCATCTACTTTAGCTGACATATCTTCAGCAATTGATTCTTTAGCTTCTGCTATTTGCGAATCAAAAGCAGCTGAATAGTCTGCATTGATATCTGAAACTCTAGCGCTTACAGCAGCTTCAAAAACTGTCTCTGCTTTTTCTCTTAATTCTTCGTCGAGATCTTCTCCGAAGATAGCGTCTATGTCTTCTTTTACTCCGCCTGAATGTCCAGGTGCCATTTCTTTACTTCCTTGACCAGGGGTCACAGATTCGCCAGAACCTGATGGACCTTCAACTTTTCCTTCGCCTGCAGCTTTATCAGCTTTACGCTTAGGTGCTTGTTTACCTGATTTAGAAGATATTAAATCTTCACCTTTTGACTCTGAGCCGGATTTTTCTTGTGCGCCACCTGGATTAGGTGCAGTAAAGCCTGGAGTTTTATCTGCAGGTCTTTTATTGCTTCCTTTAGTCACAGGATCAGCAACAGCCGAATTCTCACCGCTGGCCTTAAACTCGTCAAGTTCTACTTGCTCTTCGGCCACAGCTTCGATTTCTTCGTTATTCGAACTTTCTAGTTCATTAGCCATTTTTTTCTCCTCGTGTTTGAGTCTATACTTTCTGTGTATATTATTTATAAATTATAGGTTTACAGGGTATTTAGGAATCGTTCAAAAAGGGCAATTGAATTTTCATTCAATTTCCTTGCTGATTGATGCCCGGTTCTTACAATCTCCTCTATAACTGCTTGACTTTGCCAAGAGTTAGTAGCGGCGTCGTAAACCCATTCTACTCCCTCCATAACACCATTCACAAATGCGTTTGGTGCTGAAGGATCAGCTACAATATCACCTGCCGTAGCAAGTTGAAAATCACCCTGCACTTCGTTAATACCATCACTGTTCATTCTTAGAGACCCCATACCTCTTGAAGAGACACCTAAGTTAGCGCCTTCATCAATTAAAGATTTTACAATCTTACCATATGGAGTATCCATGATCTTTGCTTTACCGACATAATCATTACCTTCTCTTTTAAGACTTTTCATCATATGGGAAACTCTTTCTAAGTTTATTGTTGGTCCTTCTGGATGACCCAACTCTCCATATGCTCTATTATTCTTAACAAAAGTATCGTTATATCGACTTACTTCTTTGTCTAATGTTTCCATTGGATACATTCGACCGTTTCTGTTCTTTATACCACCTTGCATGAAAATACCTTCAATAAAGTAATTCTTACCTTTGCCATCAGCGGCTTCTTGTATATCAACATTTACATTATCAAAATTAGTTTCTGCAATTAGCTTCATTTTTATCCCTCTACTGATACGCCAGCTGCTAATAAAGTAGCTGCTGAACCAAAGATCTCATCTGTTGGATCTTTCTTTAGTAATACATATTCGGCTGGAGCAACAGATACCATTCCTTTAACTACTGCATCACCTGCTGTAGAGGCATTGTTAGATGCTGTTTGTATTGTTACATTTCCGATTGCTGTGTGGTTGTTATATACGCGAACAACAGTTGAATTACTGATGTCTCCTGCGTGAGTGTTGTTTGCTACAAGGGCTGCTTGTGATGTTTTAAGTTTTAGAATCTCAGCCATTATCTTCATCCCCTTCAGATAATTCTTCAACAGTGTTAAGTGCAAACTCTACAGCTGTTTCTGGTTCTTCATCTAATAGTCTATCAAATGCTTCTAAGTTTTCGTCTGTTAAATTTTCTCTTACAAAGTCAACAGCTTGTTCTGCTGCTTCATATACTTCTGCATCTTCACCATCTTGGTAATGACCAGCACCTGCTGCTGTATGAGTTTTATCTTTTTGTACACTACCACCATTAAAGACAGCGTCTTGTTCTGCCTCACTCTCATATGCTGGGTGGTTCATTTTTTGAACGCTAGACATATGTTTGTCTACAAATCTTTTCTCAGCTTCTGACTTTGGATTAGCATAGTTAGATACTGTTCCAGCTTGTTCTTCTGGATCTGGTACTAAATCAATTTTCTTTAACTCGACAATCTGTCTAAGTGATTTCATTGTTCTTCCTCTTCCTCTTCTGATTCCTCAGGTTCTATTTCTTCATCACCTTCATACTCATCAATAGATTCTTGATCTGCTTCATAAGTTTCTTCTTCATCCTCAACTGGATCTAAGTCTAGTTCAGGCTGGACTTCAACTTGCTCAGCATCTGGCTCTGGCATCTCTTGACCAAACATATCATTTGATATTGCTGTCTTCATGCCTTGAACTTGATCGCCTATCTTGTCAAGCAGTATGTCATTCATAACTTCACCTGCTGCATTAGGCTTATCATCAAGTGCCAAATCAACTACGTCTCTTGCTGTTACATTATCTGCCATAATATTCTCCCGTTATATTTATATATCTTACGCTTGCTCCGGTGGTGCATCTGGGTATCCATTTCCTTGTTCAGGTGGTTGATCGCCCATTTCTGGCTGTTCAGGCGGCGGCATTGCGTCGTTTCTTTCCTGTTCAGCTTCTGCATCCATTTCCATTTCTGCTTGCATTTCTTCAATTTCGTCTTCAGTTTGTTTAAGAACAGTCTTCTTAACCCAGTGATTACTAAAGTATTTACCTAAGTATGGATCAACGTCATTAACTGCACTTATCTTTTCTCTAAAGATTTCTAGTTCTTTTAGTTCTGAGAAATGTGAATCTGTAATAAAATCATATCTCATTTCTCTTCTTAACATAGGCCAATCATCTGCTGTGATTACCCCTTTAAGAATTAATTGTTTCTCTAATGCTGCTTCAAATATTCTTGCAAACTTTAATCTAATTCTAGCAATAAACTTTTGGAATTTGATTTCGTCTCTTGATATCTCTGAAGCTCTACCGATAGCAAATCCTGTTTCAGGTTCTAATCTAGATACTGGAACATTCAATGCTCGGTATAATTTCTTTTGGAAGTATAGGACGTCGTCCATCTCTCCCAAGTTTTGTCCAGCTGGAAGAGTAGTGATCTCAGTACCCTTCCCGCCTTCTCTTCTTGGTAGCCAATAATCCTCTAACATGGTCATAAACTTTCGATCGTCTCTAAGTTCACCTGTTGTAGCATCATACACAAGTCTATTCTTGTGCTTGGCCATCATGTCTCTCAAGTATTGTTCGGCCTTTATTTTTGGTAGATTACCAACATCAATATAGAATATTCTTCTTTCTGGTGCTCTTGATATTCTGTATATAACTGTTGCGTCTTCAAGTACTCTTAATTGGTTTAAAGGTTTGATTGCTTTGTGTAAGTGTGATAATACCATTTTATTATCTTCACTCATTAAACCAGATGTGCAATGTAATATACTATCTTTAGCTATCTTTAAGCCTTGTGTAGTACCTTGAGCGGGATTGACAACTCCTGGCCCGCCTTTAAATCCTTTTTCGTTGTATAAGTAATACTCTTGTTTGGTTTGATGTAATTGAATCCTATTTGGCCCTTGTCCTTTATTTTTCTTTTTGACTTGCCTTACCTTACGGATTTTTCTAGGATCAATATATCTTAATTCCTGTATACCATTTTGAATATTCTCTTCATCAATAATAACATGATAGTATAATCTACCATCAATATACCAATGTCTGAATATTTCATACGACTGTCGTTCAAAATCTAACAGATCTTTTACTGTGGAAAATTCTTCTTGAATTTTACCTTTAATATTATCTGCGACATCAACTTTGTCTAGGTCTAACTCTACTGTATGTGTTTCGGGATCGTAAACAATCGACTCGTTTACCACATCATCAATGGCGTTCTCGCATTCAGGTTGCATGGACATCTTTCGATACCTTGTAACGAGCTCTCCTTCTGTTTTGGATGTGTGTTCTAGATCAACGTACTGTCCATAACGGCCGCCTTCTGCGACTACTACTGCACCGTCGTCTTCTGATTTTGGAACGAACGACCCCAGATCTTGGTCTGTAGTCTTTCGCTTGATTTCGAAACCGAATAATTCTGCCATGCTTACCTCATAATATATTTATAGGGGATAGTATTATCCCCCATAAAAGAAGTAAAGTCAACGACTAAGTCGACTTTATTTCTATGTCCCGTAGTTGCCTGTAGAACCACCAGATACTTCCCACCAATCGTATTGGAAGGTCACCTGGAATTCTTGAATGAGGTCTGTTGCATTCCAATCGACTTCCATCTCAGTTAAGTTAACTGGGAATATTCCATTGAATTTATACTTCCTAAGTGGTACACCAGTTTT